GTATTGAAGTGTAATGCAAGAGGTTCTCAATATATCCTATCTTCCACATCTCTGCTTCCAATGGTTGTCCATCAAGAACCTCATCCATCCAATCCATTAGTCAGCCATTTCATCTTGACCAAACACTCCTTGCTCATAGAATCCTGCAATCTTTAAAACAACTCTACTCATAGCTCTTTTCTCAGCCATAGCTACAGGGAATTTCTTAGCACCACCCATAAGGTTATTATCTGCAGCTTCTCCGAAACTCATCATATTTCTAACATCATGTTCTCCTGTTCCTGTTCTCATACTAGCAGTAGCTCTTATCACTACCCACTCAGGAGTCATTGTAACAGGCTCGTAAGCTACCTGAATGTTTTGTCTTGAAACAATCTTATCTATTCCTGACCTTTTAATAATTACAAAACCTCTTGGGTCTTTGTGAACATCTTCTTTGACCAACCCATTAGCTAGGAATAATCTTTTTAATGTTTCTTCTTTAGTTTCTTTTACCATAGTTGCTTCTTCTACATTTACTTTTTTCACTTTATTATTGATTTGATTAATACTCGTTTCTTGATTAGCAAGTTCTTGCTCCTTCATTTCCATATAAATATCTTTCTGTCTACCCATTACTTTGAATGTGTACTTGTTATACTATTTAAGTAATCCATAAATTCATCTACCATATTTTTTTCAGGACTTAAAGTATCTATTATATCTTTATAATCTGATGATAATTTATACTCAGATATATTAGCCATTCTTGTCTTACCATCTTTATTCTTATACCTAGTTGGCACATCTAACCTAGTAGACTCTATATTGTGTCCTTGATTTCTTAGGGAATGAATTACTGCAGCTAATCTATATGCTCCGTATTCATTAATAGCTTCTTTTTGTGTAAGCTTTCTACCATCTTTTAAGTGTTGTAGAATATCACTCGTTTGTGTTTTTACCATTTTAAATAGTTTTAGTTAATAATTATACTCTTTCTGAATTATCTGCAACAGAACAATCTCCTGAACAATAACTTATGTCATCAATTAAATCCTCTCCACAAAATCCACAGCTATGTATTTTATCTTGAGGTGTATCAAAGTAACCTTCACACTCATCACATACATATCCTTCAGGTTCTGCGTGTTCTTTACAGGAATAGCATAATCCTACTTCTGCGATTTCTGCTCCACAGCAAAAACTTAAAGTATCTAATTCGTAAGTTGAGTTACAGCAAGGGCTTGTTAAGTTTTTTGACATTGTGTTTTGAGTTTAGTTAGTAGTTAGTCTGTCTTAAATTCTGTGCAAAGATACAACAATTTTTTAAACTACCAAAATATTTACAATGTTTTTTCTAAATAATATACAAATACTTTATCTTTAACCTAGTATTTATCTTTAACCTTATCTTTATCTTTATCCTTATCTTTATCTTTAAGAGTATTAAATACCCTATAGATAGAGTTATTAAAGGGTTTAAATTTTAGAAGTAATGAACAAGTCTAGCTATCTGACCTGAATTTTTTGAATGAATAAAGCCTTCAACTGCAGGAGATGAAATGAATCCTTTACCTGCGTGCCAACTATCAGCAGCAGAAGGACTACGCATATATTCAACAGTACAACCTATAAAGTCTTTACCATCTAACCACTTATACTTAACTTTATGATGTATATGATGAAGATACCAATATCTATGACTAGTTTCTGACCATTCTTTTGGTTTCTCATTAGCCATTAACATAGGAAGTAAATCCATCTTAGCGCCATCTCCATGTTCAAGCCCTATAAGATTAGAACCATACTTATAATATTTACGATTAGCAACTGATATATCAAAAGAAACATCATCAGCTTTTCTAAACCAAGATTGTAATGCGTGAGCTAAATGGAATCCACTTTGAAAATCGTGATTAGACATTGAATGAACCACATCTACAGGTGCTACTTGTCTAAGTATCTCAACACATTTAACATAAAGCTCTAACGCTATCTCATAATGTTGCCACCATTTTTTATCTGTGTCCTGATATGTACCTCTAGTAGTTGTAGATAGAACTCCATCTGTATGAAGTATATCATTACCAATACAGAACAATACCCTATCAACATTAAATCCTTGAGATTTACTTATAAGACCTTCAATACCTTCTAATACTCTAGCACAAGCTATATCTGTATTGTAATCTTCTCCTGTTTCTGAAGCAACTGCTAGTTTACCAATATGAATATCAGCAGGATTTATAATTAATAAGTTATCCCCCTTTACTCTTTTAATTTTTGAATAAGTAGGTGCGTGATTATCTATAAGAGCTTTAACATCTTCTAATAAATCTGTTTGCTCAATAGCAGATTGTTCTTTAGTTACTATAGAAAAGCGTAAATCCCCTCCCATATTCTGCCAATGTTTAACACTAACAATATCTTTTTTATCTATACCTCTATCTTGTAGATGTATGTCTAAAGCAGTATTTCCGTTAATATTATCTAAATCTTCCCCTCTTGATTCATTGATTAATTCAACCTCATCAGATGATAGCCTTAGTCTTTTGCCTGATTTTTTCATAGTCAAATTTAATTAAAATAATTATATATATAAAAAAAAAGTGAGAAGTTATTAACCTCTCACTCTTAACTACTAACTATTCCTAAATGAAAACACTCATAAAAGGAATACAAACATACACTATTTTTTTGATGAATCAGCTATTCCTTGTCCTAAAATCAAAACGAGAATAGAATGAAATAAATCTGTTGCCGTTGCTTCTCCAACTCCTAAGTAAGTTACGAGTGCAGGAACTACTACTGCTGATATTGCATACCAGAATTTTTTACTTTTTAACATTGCTTTAATTAACCAATCTTTCATTTTCTTTTTTTTTATTAATAATAATGCCAAATAATATCTTGGCTTTTTTGTTTATCTGTGTCCAAATGTATGAAATTTTTTCCAATTCCAATGCGATTTATACCAACTTTTATGGCTGCTGAGATTACAAGGAATCTATCTCTGCTATCTTTTACTTGTATATCTGCCGCACAACAAGGTATTTTAATGTGAGATGAATTTTTTACTCCACCTACTTTTTTGTTATGAGATACACTCCTATAACCTGAATTTACCTTAAATGGTATTCCTGCTATTTCTCTGGCCTCATCTAATTTTCTCATAAAATGAGAATCCATATTATATCCTGAATCAACCTCATCAGGACTATCAAACTCAGATAAATTAAAATACTTTATTATTCTAGGTGGAGATTGATTTCTTTGAATATCGTAATAGCTTCTGTCTTTTGACATTATGATGTAAATAGCTTTATCAAAGCACCTAAAGTTATACTATATATAACCCACATAGCTTTAACTAAAACCTTTCTCATTGCTGTATTTCTATTGACTCTAGCTGTAACCCCTGTATCAGGATTTAATAACTTCTCAGTAAGCATATCTAACTTTGAATCTATACTATTCATTTTGCTATTAATAGACCCTATATCTTTCTTCATTGACATTATTTCTTCCTTAGTTGTCATTATCAACCTACTTGAGGTGTAAATGTCATTGTCTGTATAGATAAGTTCATATATAAATTTGAACCCTCTCTTTCTGTAACCTCTCTAATCATTGGAAATATAACATCTCCCTCTCTTATTAATGGTTCGGCTATAATTCTTTGTCTTATTCTTACTAAAGAATTATTATTTGCTGCGCCTACAACAGTACAAGTAGCAAGTAAAGTAGGAACAATATTTGCAGTAGAAGGGTCAGGACTAATCTTGCATATAAGAACCTCAATAGTATTAGAACCACTACTTGTAACCCAACCATCAATAGATGATATATTTGCATTTTCAGGAGTAATAAAACTTTGACCAATTCTAAAAAATTGATTAGGAGCCAAAGAACCTGCAGATAGAGTAGATTGTCCATAATCAACATCCATTATGAATGGAGATTTATTATCAGCTATATCCTCTCCGTACTGAAAATTATTAGTACCAAAAGTATATCCCTGCATCTTGTAGTTAGTTACACCCATAGTAGCTCTAGGCGCCCATTGTAATTGTCCGTCCCTAGCTACAGAACTAGAACCTGCGCCCTTAGATAGAACCGTTTCATTATTAGCTAGTTCATAACCCATAGGATTATGCCTGTTTACATCTTGTAAATTCTTGTGTTCGTTTGCAGCCATATTATATTATTTTAACAATTACAATTTGATTTTCCTCTTACATAAGGATTTCCACAGCTATAACAACCATCAACACCATTATAACCATATATACTATCATAGAATATCATTCCATGATTCTTATATGTATCACTCATACTCTTAGGTCTATTACTAGCAAATGTAGGGTATAGTCCTGTTTGGTCAGTACCATTCAAAAAGTCCATCATATCGTTAGCAAATATATCTGCCTTTCTATATGTATCTTGCTTGAATGTATTATATGTGTCTTGACTTATTATTCTTGAGAACTCATCTATATTATTAACTACTCCACTAGATGATATATTACTCATAATATCATTAACAACCTCAAACCTAACAAACCAAGATAAGGTATCTTCTAGGTAGTAAGTCATAAATGCTTGATTATTAACACTCAAAGCTCCTGTATCGTGTTCAAGCTTTAGCTCTGCATAAAACTTTTCTCCTAATAAAGGTCTAATATGAGCAAGTTCAGACAATACAATAGTGTTCTCTGAAACTAATACAGGGTCGGTATTCTTGTTAGTGAAGGTCTTGTCAATTACTTCTCCTGCACTTACTAATGTTTTATATTGCTTAGTATTACCCATATTTTATTGCTCTACAGTTATTTCTTTACTCTCATCAGGCTCACCATCTCCATCATTATCTTTTTCAACTACTATAACCTCTCTATCCGCTACAAACATATCACCATCTTCTAGCATTGGTAAGTCCTCATCAATTAATGCTCTTTGTTCGTTTATAGTAAGAACTTGTTTAATATCTACATCATTAGCGTATGAGATTGGTGGCTCATAATGAATCTTTAAATCTTTAGGATCAAATCCTAGCTCATTATAAAGAACTGTTCTAATACCATTTAATAATAACTCAGAAGTATCTCTAATTACTGTAGTCATTACCAAGTCATAGGCAATTCTAATCTCACTTCCTGAGTTGTTCATTTTTCCTGAACTAACAATGCCTGAAAGTGATGGCTGCCATCTGTTAGCAGTTATAATATTTTGGTCGGTAATCTGTTGTAAATCAATCCAACTTCCTTCTTGGTCATCTTTTATAATCTGAACATTAGCAGGAGATGTATCTCCATTCTTAACTATA